CAGCTTATATGAATTTATTAACCATAAATAAATTCATTTTGTCAATGCTTTTGATCATTGTTTCTACGAATTTGTAAGTACTAAACGCAAAAGACACCCCCCATAGGAGTGCCTCTCGCAAATATATTATAAGGAGTTAAGTAAATGTTGGAGCAGATGTTGAGCTGGCACGCTCTCGACCTGCATACGGAGCTTTCGCCCCGTCGGACTTTTTATGGAGGTCCGCAAAGAAACTTTTGCCGTTATGGCATATTATCATTATACTCTCTTGACAGGGGTGATACAAGGGCTTTTTCGGGTGTCTGATAAAATTTCTTGAACATTTTTATCGCATTTGGACCAAGCACCTTGCGAGTATAATTTGCCTCACGGTCAAGAGCCTCAGCTGTTCGTTCCCATGACATTCCGTTTATGTATTTGTTGATTATCAACGCCGCAAGTCTGCTGTCAGGCATACTGTCCGTGATACACAATACATTGTATGACATCTGTTCGTAACTTTTGCAAAGCTTTTCAAGCTCCGTCTTATAATCCGCTATCATCACAACGCTGTCTTCTATCTTTCTTGACGTGCCGCCTGTAAAGCTGGGCGGTATATCGGAGCTTTGCGGCGATGTACTCTCAGCCCTTGCATAGCATTTTTCTATGGCACGCCTTATCGCCGATATACGCTTGTCTATATCCACCAGCTTGTTCAAATATTCTTCTGCTGTCAACCTTTATCCCTCCTCGATCATTCTTCCGCAAACAGGACAGAACTCAAAACGGATTTCCTTGCCGTCTGCACCAAGCTTTTCGCTCCACTCTGTCACTCCATTGCAGTATTCACAGCCTGCATATTCAGGTAAGTTTACGCCGTTATGTTTCGCAAACCCCTCGTCGCAGAGTATAAGCTCCAGTGCCTGCAATGCGTATTCAAGCTTTTCGGCAGGGTCGCTTGCCTTGTTTATCTTCCAGACCGTTGTCTGCCCTCTGCGGATATTCTCCTGCATTATGCAGGCTTGTCTGAAGAACCTGCCGTTTCGCTCTTTGCTGTGAAGATACTCCCGCTTGTATTCTGCCTGCTTGTCCTCGCATATCTCTTTCGACCACCCCTCGTGCCTGTTCTTGTAGCCAAGTCTTGATAACTGCGAGAAATACTTATATTCCTCAGCAGGATACTCGTCATAGATGAGCCTGCCGTCTATCGCCATGTCTTCATATCTTGCGAACTCTTCTTGTGACATTCTTTTGAAATCTATTTTAATGATTATCCCCCCTCTGTGAAGGGTTGTGAAGGGTTTGCACCCTTTTTTAAGAACTCTTTCTTTATATATATTCTTTTTATTTTCTAATACGAAAGGTTAGAAAAGCCCTTCAACCCTACACAACCCTACACACTTACAATTACTTACACATTATCAAGTGACAGTCCATTGAAGTATATACCGCCCCTTGTTCTTACTTTCTCAAAGCGTTTTGCAAGCTCCATACCGAACTTTGTTGAACTCATACGATATTCATTGTTCTGCTCAGCCCAGTTAAGATATGCCGCAAAAAGCTGACTTGACTTAACGCTCAGACCCTTGCCCACAGTACACTTATCCTCAACAAATGCAGAGATAACGTCCATTTCACGGCGGTACTCCCTCACTTCTTCAAGGACGGCACGAGGCATTTTAAGCCCCTCTTTCTGCCACAGCAGACAGCCCTCAACTGCCCAGCGGAATATGCCCGTAAGCTCCGCCGACAGCTTGTATTTCAGCCTGCGGTCTATCTTTTCTTCGGGTATCTGCACGGTGAAGGGTATCATATGTATCCTGCGCCATATGCCCGTATCCGTTCCTCTGATGACAGGCTTATGGTTTGTCGCCATCCAAAGTTTGAACTCAGGCTTGAACTCGAACTCGTCGCCGTAAAGCTTTCTTGCGGTAACAGTATCGTCGCCTGTAAGCTGTTTGAGCAGACCCTCGTTGATACGCACGCCCTCGTTAGGCTCAACGCTTGTCACGAGCCTTGCTCCTTTCAAACGGGCTATATCGCTGTTTATGGCGGTGCTCTGATTACTGCGCACCATAATAGTTTCAGGCTGGATATTTGCCGCATAGTCCCCGAAAATATCCCTTATGATATCAATGAAAGTTGACTTGCCGTTTCGTCCTGTTCCGTAAAGAAAGAACGCACATTGCTCGGTGGTCGAGCCTGTCAGGGAATATCCCACAGCTTTCTGAACGTATCTGATAAGGTCTTTATCCCCTCTGAAAATGTCGTCAAGAAAGGCAAGCCAGCGAGGACAATCGGCATTCTCTGAATACTCAACGGCTGTCATTTTCGTCAGATATGTCATAGGGTCGTGAGGAGATATGCCGCCGCTTCGCAGGTCGATAACTCCCCCAGGTGTATTGAGAACAGTTTTAAATCTGTCCATTTGAGCAGGCAGAACAGGAACGTGGTGCATGACCTCGCTTAGCATTGCGTTCTTTGATTTGTTAGAGCGGCAGGACTTCATATGCTTTTCAAAAGCCTTTGCCATATCCGTTCCCTCGTCTGCGTCAAGCTGAGCGTACACCTTTGCCTCTGCCGCCATACAAGCCACAGCCTTATCAGCAAGGCGTTTAACTGTGCCTGTCATATCGGTACACCACTTTCTGCCGTCATACCAAAGCCAGCGTTTGTCTGTATAGCAGTATCTCACCTGCTCGCCAAAAAGGTCAACAAAGCGTTCTGCGTTGCCTGTATCGTCAAATGAATAAAGTCTTGGCTTTGCTTCTTCCTGCTCCACAGCGCCCACAGAAACAGGCTCAGAGGGTGACTTGAAATTAAGAGAAAATCCCCCTGCGAACTTTGGCGAATAGGTCTTGTCGCAATCTGCAATGGCTTTCTGAATGGTGAGTGCTCCGTAGGTCGAACCGCTTTGCGCCCTGTCCCACTTTTCACGCATAAGACCTGAGGAGCGGAATATCATATCCATCTTCTCTGCGTCACAGCCTGTCCAGAAGGCAAGCATCGAGCAGAACGCCATATCAGCTTCACTCTGCGAGGTATATCCTGCGGTTCTTCCACTGTAGAGGGAAACAAATTTTCCTCCGTTTTTTGCGCCTGCCGCAGCTTTGATTATCTGGTCTGCGGTGTCAAGTCTGACAGCAGGAACAGCCTTTGCCACAGGCTCGTGACCGCCTCCTATATACTTTTCGTGCAATGGCTTTATGCTGTCGGAACACTCTGCGATACCCTCATATTCTGAGCAGGAGTTGCCTGTCATAACGAAAAATCTGCCGTCCTCATACATCTCAACTGAGCCTTTACGTCTGCCACGCTTCGGGAGCTTTCCTCTGCATATGATATGTATGCCCTTGCCTGATTGAGATATCTCAGTATAGCTTTGCAGGGTGGAGATAAATTCAGATATGATGTTGCCGTTCTCTCCCCTTTGGTATGCCTCAAGCTCCTCCTCTTTGCCGTCAATGTCAACACCGAAATATGGACAGCCACCGAACATAAATCCTATGCCCGAATGTTTTTCTGAGGCTTTCACAGCCGTATCGAAATCGCACCAAGTAGAGGGGTTATTTGACATAGCCCCTCCGCCTGTAAGTGCGTTTATCGGCACTTTCTTTATCTTCCCTCTCTTTTCATCAGGCACAGCGTCCCAGCATATCCAGTTTGGCAGGGCTTTAAGCTCCTGCGGTATTTGTTCGTACATATATCCAACTCCTAACGTAAATTTTGAAAAGTCAAAGCCTTTCACTTATCCCCGAAAAACGTTCAAAAAGTTGCATTAAAAATGCAACAATTGCAGAAATGTTGCCAAATTAAAATATAAATCATTTGTTTGTACAAAATATTATCTGCGTTTTTATGCAAAAGCACTACGACTTTTCGCTTTTCTCAGAAATCAGAACGGCACGCCGTCATCTGTAAGCACGTCTTCAAAATCTTCAAGCGAACCTATGGCGCTGTCAGCCTGCGTATTTGTCTTAGGCGTTGCAAAGCCCGTCTGCTTAGTCGCAAAGCTGTCCGCCGTTGGCGCAGAGGATTTAAACTTATGCTTGCACTCAGGATACTTTGTAGGGTTGACAAAATTAATGCGTTCCTGCTCCTTGCCGTTCCATTCCTCGTGCGTGAGATCTACCCTTATGCACTTGTTCAGCAGGTCGGTGCAGTATGCTTTAAGGCTGTCATACTCCTTGCCGTCAGGAAGCTTAGCCGCCTTGCCCATTGCCATAAGCTGAGCAAAGTTGTAGCCCTCCACCTGCATATCGTTCTCGTTAGGCTCGTGCTTTTTCCATATGGTGTGAAACAGGCAGGAGTTGCCGTATTTCTGTCCCTGCACGTCATTTCTGATGACGAGAGTGAAGTTAAGACCCACCGAGCCTTTCTTTGTCGTGCGTTCCTCGATAGCGGTTATGATGCACTCGTAATCGCCCTCAGGCTTTAATCCGTTCTGAAATGCCTCTGATTGATTTGACTTAAATCCCATTTTTTATTCCTCCGTTAATAAATTTACTGCGTCCTCTGCTGAGCGGCATATGCCTGCCAATGCTCCGCACTCACGCATTTTTGTTATGAACTTCTTCTGCTCGGGACGAACTCGTCCCGACTTTGTTTTGACTTCGATAAAGACAGCTCTGCCGTCCTTATGCCTTACGCCGAACAGGTCTGAAAAACCTTTCGGCACACCTGTAGTGAAATATCTGCCGTCAACTGTTCTGCCCTCGCCCACGTTCACACGAAAGACAGTGCAGTAGGGCGACACCGCACAGCGTATCTCGTTTTGTATCCTGTGTTCTTCCGTCAACCTATAAGCCCCCTTTGCCTTGCCTGATAATACGCCCAGCCTGATTTGTAGCCGTGACTTTTCGCATACTGCAAAAGTTCGGGATAGGTATGACAATCGGCAGGACTTGAAAAATCAAGCTTAAATCCCTCCACCTTTACAAGCCCCACGCTGTTATCTGTTTCAAGCTTTCTCTCGGCTGAGGGGAACTCATATCCGCAATGAGGACAGCATACTTTCACCCCCGCAGGAGGAGCGGAGAAAGTATAGAAACATTCGGGGCATTGTTTCACCTTGTCGCTCTGCTCCTGCTTTTTATGCTGAGCTTTCGGCTTTTTCTCCAGGCTCCACTCCCTGTCATCGTCAGGCATACCAAACCTTGCATAGTTGCCAACGTGATCGATTATGACGGCTCTTTTATTTGGGCGATACCGCATACATCTCATAGCCTGCTGAATGTAAAGAGTAAGGCTCTTGGTGGGTCGCAGAAGTATGGCACACTCGCAGTCAGGAACGTCAAAGCCCTCTGAGATAAGGTCAACGTTGCACAGCACAGTTATATCTCCCCTGCGGAAAGCTGAGATAATGCTGTCACGCTCTGCCTTTGGGGTCGAGCCGTCGATGTGTGCCGCCTTTATGCCGTTGTCATTAAATACCTCTGCCGTTCGCTGAGAATGTCTGACGGAAGCACAGTAGCAGACCGCTTTTTTGCCATTTGCTAACTGTTTGTAATACTTTATGACATCGCCGAAAACAGTGTTTTTCACCATAGCTTTCTCTATCTCCGCCGCCATATATTCACCGTGAGAAACGTGAAGCCCTGTAAGGTCGGCAACGTCAGGAGCATAGTAGTCATAAGGTGCAAGACAGTTGTTATCAATAAGCCATTTTGCAGATACGCCAATGATAAGCTTGTCGTTCACGTCACCAAGCCCGTCACCGTTAAGGCGAACAGGAGTCGCAGTAACGCCCACTCTCGGCACGTCCGAAAAGTATTCGTATATGCGTTTGTAGGACTGAGCAAGGCTGTGGTGATTTTCGTCAGTTATGATAAGTGCAGGCTTGGCAAGCTTTTTAAGCCGTCTTGTAATAGTCTGCACCATGCCAACCTCGCAAAGTTTCATATCAACGCCCCAGCGAATAAACGTCTTTTTTATCTGCTCCACAAGCTCACGTCTATGGACGAGAAAAAGCACACGCTTGCCGTTAAAGGTCGTTCGCCTTGCCATTTCAGCCACAATGCAGGACTTTCCTCCGCCGCAGGGCAGGACTATGCAGGGTGCTTTATACCCTGCTCTCCACGCCTTTCTTACCTGCTCCACCAGCTCATTCTGATACGTTCGCAGTTTCATTGGACTTCGCCGCCTTTACCCTTTTCAGAACGCATTTCATGCAAAGCTGTTTGCCGTAATTCTTCATCGAGCCGTCTATTATCTGCTGAACAGTACGCCTGCCGTCTGACATTATCGTCTTTCCGCACTCTGAGCAGATATGTTCGTCTGCAAGGTGATAGTATGTCCTCAGCGCTTCATCAACAAGTTTCAGATCGTTGCTTATGTACATACTGTCGAACAGCCCAATAGGACTTTTGCAGGTGTCAGTGCCGTCCGTCTGAGTGGCGAAAAGATACTTGCCGTCAACCACAACAGTTTTAAGCACAGTTGTGAACATACCCTCGACAGTTATCTTCTCATCAAGCAGCTTGCCGATAGTTTTAGCTTTCTGTCTGCCGTCCTCGCCTGTATCAAGGTGATTTAGAAAATACACGATAACATCTTCGGGAAGCATTTCAACGCTTCTCACAAGCTCCCAAAAATTCTTTGCAATGTCGGTGAACTTCTGATAGCCCGTTTCCTTTGCACGGCGCATAAACTCGTTCACCATAAGATACTGACTATCGTCAACGGCTATTGACTTTGTCGTCTGAGCTTTCATAAAGCGTTCTATCTCGCCGTAATTGTCGGTATGTATCGTTGACTTAAACTGCGTGCGGAACGGAAGCTGTTTTCCGTTCACGTTCACAAGAGCAAGTTCGTCCTCTTTGAAATTTCTCAGGGAAGCAGATTTGCCGCTTCCCGAAAAGCCTAATACAAGTATCGCAAGTCCCATTCTCTTTTCCTCCTTATCTTATGGTCAGTCCCGGTCTGCGGACAACTGCCGCATATGGTATCTTCCTGCCTGCCTCGATAGCCACCTTGACAGCCGTCTTGCTTATGTCAGGATCTTTGTATTTCAGCAGGCTGTCATCATTGACCTTTGCCCACTCCACAAAGGCTTTAGGGTCTGTTATCTCTGTGCTTTCCCTGCCCTTTGTAATGCTTATCTTAGCCATAACGCCCTCTATTTTGTTAAGGTTGACCCTCTGCATACTGTTCATAAGATAAGCTTTAAGGCTCTCTGCCTGCTTGACCTTCTGCTCACGTCTTGCTTTGAGGGCTTTCTCCTCTGCTTCAAGCATTTTCGCCTCGCTGTTCAGCACCTTAACATAAGCCGCAACGTTCTCTGCCTTGTCTGTAAATTCAGCCTCAACGCATTCAAGGGTATCAAACCACACCTTTTCAGCCTCAGCCTTTTCCTCTGCCGTAAGCTCGGCATTTTCCGTCATATCCTCAAGGCTGTCAAAAAGCCTCTGAAAATCGTTTGTAAGCTCATAAAGTTTCATTTTTATACCTCCAGTTTTGAATTGATTATATCCGCAAGCTGTCTTGCTTTCTGTGTGAAAAGTCCGTAATTGTCGCTGTCATTATGCTCGTTCACAAAGCCCACGAGCCTTGTTACGCTGTCAACAGCGGTGGAAAGATAAGCCTTGAATATGGCTTTATCGTCCTGCGTTGACGTGATCTCTGTCTTCCCCGCAAGCTTTTTCTCATACTCCGCCTTAGTTCTGTCAAGCTCCTCACGAAGCTGTGAAAGCTTTTCCTGCTTGTCCTTTTCAGCCTGCTCAGCTTTTTGCAAAAGCTCTCTGCGGTCTTTCAGGCTGTCTTCTTCAAGCTTTGAATATTTTTCCGACCAGTCAAGGTCAACACGCCGCATAGCGTCTTTAAGGTTTGCCACCTCTTTGCTGTCCGTTTCCACAGCCACCTCGATAGGACGGCTCTCAAGGTCCTTTATCTCGGCTTCAAGCTCAGCAATTCTATCCTTGAATTTCTGTGACTTCGTTTCGTGTTCTTCCTCACGGTATCTCATTTCTTCGTGAAGTGCGTCATTTTGCTTTTTCACGCTGTCGATTTTCGCTTTAAGCTCCTTGACAGTTGTATTCTCTATATCTGTGGTTTCGGTAATGGTTTCTCTTTGCTCATCAGACAGGGTTGAAAGAAGTGTCAGCTTTTTTATTCCAATTTGTCCACTCGAGTGGACAAAATCTTCTGGAAGATTTTCAGCAACAGATATGTAATTATACACATTCGTTCTTTTAAACCCTGTTTCCTGCTCGCAATACTCTCCAAAATCTGAGTACCCAAGCTCCTTGTAAAGCCTGCTGTCTCTCATTTCCTTAAAGCCCATACACATATCGTAAAGGCTCTGCTGTGCAAGCTGAGCTGAGGTCTTTATCCTGCGGTCAAGCTCAACCGCCTTGATATATTCTGCCGATAGTTCGTTCATGCTGTTTTACGCTCCTTTCGTTTCTCAGCGAACACCCTGTCAAGATACCGCTGATACTTCTGTTCAAAGTCCTTTATCTCCTGCGGTTTGTCCTCACCGCCGTTTTGTACCACGTTGTTTCTATATCCTCTGCACTGCACGATACCGCCATATTGGCTAACCTCCACAGTATAGTAAGGCTTGTCAGGCTCAGAAACTTTTCTCAGAAACATTATGCTGAGTTTCCCCATAGCATGGCGTTCTGCATATCCACCCACACAATGGGAAAGTATCCTGCCCTCATCCTCTATTTCCTGCAAGCTATGTGGCTGTCTGATAAGCAAACCGTCTCCCGAAAATTCAAGGCAGACACGCTCTGCAAGCCTTTTTGTGAAGTTCTGCAAAACAAGCTCGTCATGCTCATAGTTGATGATCTGAGTGAGCCTGTTGTGCATTGTCCAGAAATCGTGTGGCAATGCTATCATTGTATCGTGAATGTTATACTCCAGTGTTTCGCACTGCTCCAGATAGTCGCTGTAATCAAGAGGTGTCATTTTCTGCTCGTGTATGTATCGTGCCACCCTTTGCGGTGTAAGACCTGTTATCCTCACAAGACGTTCAAGAGTGCCGTGTTCGTTCTTAAAGACCTTTGCTATATTCAGTAAATCTTCCGGTCTGAGTTTTGGATATTCCTCACGATAGTCAAGATACTGCTCCCACAGCTGTTCGCTGCCTTTGAGTGTCTTGAACTCCGTCTTGTTCAGTCCGAGCATTTTCAGCAGGTCATTACTTTTCCAGTTCACACGCTGAGAGAGCAGGAACTTTTCCTGATATCCCCACCAACCTGTGTATCTCACGCTTGTTACGTCATAGTCTTGCTTCATAAGATACTCAAGATTAGGGTGCTTGCAATATGCGTGAAGATAGCTCATCAGCATATTACCGTGATAATGCTGATACTGACTGTACCGCATATCCGATTTGTCTATGGCTTTGACGTTCAGCACCGAATAGGAATTATCGTAGTTATATCCCATACAGCACTTGCAAAAGACAGGCTCACGGAAGTCATTACGCACAGACCAGTTTATGCCGTTATCACTGCCGTATCTCACCGATCCGTCACGGGCAAACACATACCGCTGTCTTTCCACAAGGTCACCCTTTGAGTATCTGTGAAAGCAACGTGCGAAAAGCTCAGCACCCCTTGTGAGGAACACCACATAATTCTTAGCACCCTTGCCTTTCATCTCATCCATAAGCTCTTTATCCACCGCAGGAAAGCAGTAGATAAGAGCCTCTTTTCTTGTCTTTTTCATACTGTCACCTTAGAAATCAAGCAAGCCGTCAAGTGACAGGCTGACAGGCGGTTTTGCTGTTTCTTCGCTGTCCGAGCCGTCGCCCAGGTCGATAGTCATATTGAAATGAACGTCCGCACCCTTAAAGTAAAATCTTACAGCTCTGCGGTAGATCTCGATATCCGAAATACTTCCCCCTGCACCCTTGACAGCGTTTTCCGCACACTCAGCGAAAGTCCTGTCCGTCTGCAGAACCGCCTGAGCGAATTCCTCGTTCTGCTCACAGAAAGTGCTGAGAGCCTCAAGAGTAGGCTTTGCAACCGCCTGTGCATACTTGCCAAGCTTAGCGACAGACAGCTCCTGCGACAGCTTGTCCTGAGCTTTCTTTGCGTTAATGTTCATTGCCGTCACCGCCTTTTCGCACGCTACTCATCAACGCACTGGCACAGCAGATGTCCTTGTATGTCTCGCCAAGGTCAAAAGCCTTCTTCTCATGTGGCTCCATTTCCTGACGCAGTGCCAAAAGGGTCGACATAGCACTTGCGAGCACTTGACATATATCCGATTTTGTGCTATCATCAATTTGAAAAGTGTTTTCTTTTTTTCGTTGAGCTTGTGCCTGTTGCCGCAGGTGCAGGCTCGTTTCTTATGTACTCTGTAAAATATGCACCACACACCAAATCTTTTCCATTAAGCGGACAACCTTTGCAACTAACAGTAAATTCTGTACAGTAGTTTACCGCCTTTTCAAACTCCTCTTTCGTTATCATCGGTATCCTCCTCTTTCTCAAAACGTTTCTCCCAGTGCCTATCCACCACGCTCAGCACAAGATACATCACTACATCTATCCCTGCAAGCACAGCTACTGTTATTAGCAGTATTCCTACAATGTCATTACCACTTTCCTTTCATTTCAACTTCGACCTTGACTATGGGTCTGCCTGCTTCTCTCACCGCACGCTCCAGTTCCTCACGAACTGTGTCTTCGGCGGTTTCTTTTATGTTTCGATACAGCCCATAGATCACCAGTGCAACCAGTGACACACACAGTGCTACGGCTGACACATATCTGATGATCTCTAACGTTGCTATCAGGTTGTTCATTTTCTCACGTCCTTTCATTTTTACGTCCTGTGTTTTAAGCTATCCACTCAGGGTGTTCAGTCCTCGCCGTTTCACAAAGCTTATCCCAGAGCGACGGGTCACGCCCGACCATATCCTGCAGCGCTCCTGCAAGCTTGCGACCTATACTGTCCGCAGCCGCCTGTCGCTCCTGCTCCGTGCAATCGTCCCAAAGCTTGTAACTCTTGCCGCCGTCGAACGAAACGTGCCTTATGACCTTTAAAGGCGGATATTTCGGCATTTTTATCACCTCCTACTCAATTCTATTGGATATCGGGGTTGTACTATGCTAGACAAGCTCCTCGATAACGGCGATATTCTCGCCCTCTGAGCGGTCAACAAGGTCCATAGCCTCGCCTGCCGTCTTTGCCGTGACTGTTACCAGCCTTACGCCGCTGAACTTGTCTGTCAGCTTAATTTTGTAGTGTTTCATTTTTGTACCTACTTGAAAAATCTAACTTCTTGTGGTATAATGTAGAAAATAAAATAAAAGGAGCTGACCATAAATGATAAAAGTCATTCGAAGCAAGCAAATCGAATATCCTAGTGTCAACTTAAATTTTAAAGTTGATATGCCAAGAAATTGTCCTCATTGTGGTGTTGTTTTAGAGCCTAAAGCTCTATCAAGCCATTTTGTTGAAATGGCAGACTTGGATGACCACCATTATAAAATATATGTCCATTGGCTATGCCCAAGTTGTGCAAAAGCATTTTGCTCAGAATATGAATACATTGGTCCTCAATATCGCACTGAATGTGATGAAGCTACACTTATTCAAACTGATCCTAAGTTCTGCTCATCTCCAACATTTGACGCCGAGATTGAAAAAGTTTCTGAGGATTTTGTTAAAATATACACACAGTCGCATAAGGCGGAGCAACTTGGTTTCGATAAAATATGTGGAATGGGTTATCGAAAAGCGTTAGAATTCCTAGTAAAAGATTTTGCGATTAATC